CCCGCCCCCGACACTGACGGCGGCAAACATCGGCGGCGTGCTCGGTGCCTATCTCCGCTCGATGTCGGATGCGCTCGGGGCCAAGGTCACCCGCAAGCGCACGCTCGGCAAATACATGGACGCCGTCAACTTTCCCGGCGGCAATCCTTACGCAAATCCGAATGCCGGTTTTCAGGACGAGATTTTCTACGTGGCCCGCAAGGTCAGCGAGAATGCGATCTTCGTCGAGATCGAGCTGGCGGTGAAATTCGACGTCGAGGGGGTCATGCTGCCGCGCCGACAGGTGCTGGCCGACATCTGCCAGTGGCCCTATCGCTCCGCCGAGTGCTCCTATGCGGGGCCGCCGGTCGAGGACATCAACGGCAATCCGACCACCGACCCGGCCAAGGACCAGTGCCGCAAGACGCTCGACGCCTGCCGGGCCCGCTTCGGCCAGAAGGGCGCGCTGCGCAGCTCCGCCTTCCCGGCCAGCTTGCTGGTGCGGCAATGAGCTGGGCGGCGGACAAAGAAATCGTCAAGGCGGCGCTGAACCACGCCGAGGCCTGCCAGCCGCTCGAATCCTGCGGCGTCGTCGCCGACGGCGGATTCCTGCCGATCACAAACCGCGCCACCCAGTACGACACCTTCGTCATGGACATGCCCGCCTATCTCGCCGTCGTGAAGGAGAGCGGCGTCGAGGCGATCGTCCACAGCCACGTCTACGGCCCAGCCATCGCCTCGGAAGCCGACAAGGCGATGTGCGAGGCGACCGGCAAGCCATGGCTGATCGTCTCCTGGCCGCTCGGCACCCATGCGGTGATCGAGCCCAGCGGCTGGCGCGCGCCCCTCGTCGGCCGCCAGTGGGCATGGGGCACGCACGATTGCTTCGGGCTGATCCGCGACGGCATGCACGACTTTGCCGGAATCGACATTCCCGACTTCGACAGGCGCTGGCTGTGGTGGGAGCGCGGCGAGGACATCATCACCAGGCAGTTCAGGGATGCCGGTTTCGTCGAGGTCGAGGATCAATGGCGGCATTGCGACGTGATCGGCATGTGCATCTGGCCGTCGAAGGTGGTCAACCACCTCGGCCTGTTCCTGCATCCCGACGTCATCCTGCACCAGATGCTTGGGCGGCTGTCGATGCGCGAGGTCTATGGCGGGCTCTATCAGCTCGCCACCGTCCTGCATCTGAGGCACAGCGCGTTGCTCGACGCGCCGCCACCGCGTCCCCCGGAATATCAGGCATGGGGGACACCGCATGCGTAGCGACCTCGTCACCGTCCGGCTGCATGGCCCACTCAAGGAAAAATACGGCGACGAATACCGGCTGGCGATCCATTCGGCGCGCGAGGCCGTCGAGGCGCTCGAAGCGAACTTTCCAGGCTTCCGCCGCGACTTCCTGAAGGCCGAGCACTACGCACTGCTCGTCGATGGCGACTGGCGCGACGAGACGAACTGCCCCGAGGTCGCCGACGCCCCCATCGGCAGGGAGGTCGATATCTGTCCGGTGATCGAGGGGCGGATCTTCGGTCCCATCGTCGCGGCGCTCGGCTGGGTCGGCATTACCGGCACCGCCGCCACCATCATCGGCGGCGCGATATCGGTCGGGCTGCTGCTCGGCGTATCGATGTTGCTGTCGCCGAAGCCGAAGCGGCCGACCGGCAGGGATTCGGCGCGCGGCGAAAACTACATCTTCACTGGCCCGGAGAACGTCACCGAGCAGGGCGTGCCCGTGCCGCTTGTCTACGGCCGCTGCTTCGTCGGCTCGGTCACTGTCTCCGAAGGCCTCGAAACCGCCGAGGGCGTCGGCACGACCAGTGACAATAGCTGGGTCTGGAACCGGCTTGCCCTGCCCGCCAGCCTCCACGATATGGCGCTCGACGATCCCGCCGTCGTCCGCGAGGCGCTTCGCCAGACGCCTCCCGCGCCACCGGAAGAGAAACATCCGGCTGGCCGCACATGGCCACGATGGGTCGGGGAGAACTCCTGATGACCGTCGAGCCGAAGCATCCCTTCGTGATCGCCGGTCAGGGCGGCGGCGGCAAGCGCGGCCGAGGTGGCGGTGGCGGGTCCGAGGCACCCAACTCGCTGCACTCGAAGCAGACGGCGCGGCTGATCGACCTGTTGTCCGAGGGGCCGATCGTCGGCCCGGTCGACGGCGCGAAGTCGGTCTACTTCGACGGCGTTCCGGTGCTGGCCGACGACGGCACGGCGAATTTCGAGAATTGGTCCATCGCCGGGAACGCTGGCTGGCCCGACCAGCCGCTGCTACCCGGTTTCGCTTCGAGCCAGTCGGAGACCGTCGTCAGCCTGCAGGTCAAGAAGGACCTCCCGATCACCCGGTCGATCAGCGATCCCGACACCGACCGGGCGCGGGTGACGGTCTCAGTTCCGGCGCTGCAGGTGCAGGACTCGAGCGGCAACATCAAGGGCAGCAACGTCGTCTTCAACGTCTACCTGCAGTCCAATGGCGGCGGCTATGCGCTGGTCACCCAGCACACCATCAGCGGCAAGACCAACACCACCTACCAGCGATCCCTGACCTTTTCGCTGGTCGGCGATCCGCCGTGGGACATCCGGCTGGAGCGCGTCACCGCCGACTCGACGACGATGAACGTTCAGAACGATCTCTATTGGGACACGTACACCGCCATCATCGACGACCGGGTGAATTACACGCTCTCGGCGGTGATCGGCGTCACCATAGACGCCGAACAGTTCCAGTCGATCCCGAAGCGCGCCTACGACATCAAGGGCCTGATCATTCAGGTGCCGTCGAACTACGATCCCGAGCTGCGCACCTATACCGGCGTCTGGAACGGCACGTTCAAGATGGCCTGGACGAACAATCCGGCATGGGTGTTTTACGATCTCGTCGTCCAGAGCCGCTACGGCCTCGGCAATTTCGTCAAGGCGGCCGACGTCGACAAGTGGGCACTCTACCGCATCGCGCAATGGTGCGACGAGGAGGTGCCGGACGGCCAAGGCGGTCAGGAGCCGCGCTTCGTCTGCAATGCGGTGATCTCCACCCAACAGGAGGCCTTCGATCTGCTGTCGTCGATCGCCTCGGTGTTCCGGGGCTGGGCCTACTGGGCTGGCGGACAGATGGTCGCCGTGGCCGACATGCCTGCCGATCCGGTTGCCACCTATACCAACGCCAACGTCATCGACGGCACCTTCACCTACCACGGCGCGGACATCCGCTCTCGACACAACATGGTCGCGGTGCGCTGGAACGACCCGACAAATCTCGGCGAGCCGCGCATCACGCTCGTCGAGGATCATGCCGGGATCTCGAAATACGGCATCCAGAAGACCGAACTGATCGCCATCGGCTGCACCTCGGAAGGACAGGCGGTGCGCTCCGGGCGCTGGCTGCTCTATTCCGACACCTACGAGGGCGAGATTGTCGATTTCGTCACCTCGCTCGAAGCGGCGTGGGCGCGCCCCGGCGACAAGGCGATGGTTGCCGACGTCAATATCGGCGGCGAGCGCCGCGGCGGACGTCTGAAGGCCGCGACGATAACCCAGCTCACGCTCGACGCGGCGGTCAATTTCGTTGCTGGCCGCGCCTATGCGGTGTCCTGTGTCGTCGCGGACGGAGCCATCGAGACGCGCACGGTCATCGGCACTGAAGGCGCGCAGTCGGTCGTCCTCGTCTCGCCACCCTTCTCCGCCGCACCGCTTCCCGACACGGTATGGGTGGTGGCATCGAGCGATCTGGAGCCGACGCTCTGGCGCATCGTCGAGGCGCGCGAGGCGGAACCCGGCCGCTACGAGATGAATGCCGTCCGGCACTTCCCCGGCAAGTGGGACTATGTCGAAGCGAACATCCCGCTGTCGAAGCCGGACATTTCCAACATCGGCGGCATTCCAGGCATCTCCGGGCTGAATGCCAAGGATTACCTCGTGGCGCTCTCGGCGCAGTCGATCGGCGTCCGCATGCTGATCTCGTGGCAGTCGAAGGCACCCTACTTCGACGTCGCCTGGCGCCCGGTAAACGGCAACTGGATCAGGGCGCGCGTCGACCAGACGGCACACGACGTCGAGGTGCAGGAGGGCGACTACGAGATATGGGTGACGCCGATCAACGTGATCGGCAGGCGCGGCACCACCTCGAAAATCACCTATACGGTCGCCGGCAAGTCGAAGCCGCCGGCCGATCCGTACAACCTGCGCATTCAGGTGATCGACAAGGTGGCGATGTTTCAGTGGGCTCCCGCCACCGATATCGACGTGGTCATCGGCGGCTCCTTCGAGATGCGCTATTCGCCGCGCACGACCGGAGTGACATGGACGAGCGCCAACAAGGTGCTGCCATCGATCCCCGGCACCGCCACCACCGCCGAGCTTCCCTATCGCCCCGGCACCTACCTGCTGAAGGCGCGCGACATCGGCGGCACCTTTTCCACCAATGCCGCAGTCGTCGTCACCAGTCTGGCGACCGATGCCAAGCAGTTCATCCGCATCTGCGAGCAGCCGGACTGGCTCGGCACCAAGGTCAACTGCCATATCCAGATGCCGCAGCAATGGCTGATCATCACCGACGAGACGCTCGGCACCGCCACCTACACGTTCAAGAACAGCATCGACATGGGCGGCGTCTTCCCGGTGATGCTGACCGTCGACATGCTCGCTTTCCCCTACTTCGAAAGCGACGTCTTCATCGACGAGCGCCCCGGCCTCGTCGACGACTGGCAGAACTGGGATTCGGCGATCGACGACGGCGACGGGCTGGTCACCATTCAGGTGCGCCAGACGAACAACGACCCGGCCTCCGGCACTGCCGTGTGGACCGAATGGCAGCAGTTCCTCTCCGGCGAATATGTCGGGCGCGGTTTCCAGTTCCGGGCATGGCTGGATGCGCCGGACGGCCAGAACGTCGCCATCGAGCAGCTCTGCATCATCGCCGACGTGTCGGCCAAGATGGAACAGGGCGCGGACATACCGTGGGTGCCGATCAAGATGCGCATCAACTTCACGGTCAAATTCAAGTATGTGCCGTCGATCTCGATTGCCATCCAGCAGGGCGTCGTCGGCGACACCTTCCGCATCACCAACAAATCGACGACCGGATTCGACCTTGAACTGATCGGCTCGACCGGCGCGATCATCACCGCCGCGCGCACCTTCGACTGGATCGCGACCGGCTATTGAGGAGGAACCGCCATGGCGCAGCATGATCAGGTCATCGACAACGGTCCCGGCCTCGCAGTGCGCACCGACTTCAACGCCGCGCTGGCGGCGCTGTTCTCGTCGTCGTCCGGCGCGGTCGAGCCAGCGGTAAAGGTGGCAGGCCAGCTCTGGTTCAACACCTCGACCGGCAAGCTCACGATGCGCAACGCCGGGAACACCGCTTGGCAGCCGCTCGCCGACGAGATGAGCGGCACGGTCAATGTCAGCACGCCGCCAGCAACCTTCACCGGGACGACCGCCGACACGGCGACGTCGATCCTTCGCGTTCGCGACAATGCCGGATCGACCGGCGCGGACGGCAACGCCGTCTTTGCCATCAACCGGCAGAACTCCAACACAGAAGCGATGATCTTCGGCAACGACGGCAACAGCGCCGGACTGATCGGCGGCAACAACGTGCCCTTGCGGTTCGGCAAATGGGTTTCCGGCGTCTTCACCGAATACCTCAACATGAACACGTCCGGGGCTTTCGTGCTTTCGGGCGGTCTGACGATCGATCCGCCTTCCGGCGTTCAAGGGCTGCACCTTGCGCAAGCCGACGCCCATTCCGGCCGGCTGTTCTTCTCGTCAGCGGCGCATGTGTGGTCTGTCCTCGCATGGGATACCGACGGCACACTGCAATTCAACAGCGGCGGCGTTTACGGCACTTCGACCGGCTCGGCACGCGTCAGAATGTACGAGAACGGCGATCTTCGAACGGGCGGCGCGACCTACTCAACATTGCTCGGGATCACCGCCGCGCCATTGACGACCGGCTCGCCGCTACGCGTTGCCTATCAGGGCCGAACGGCGGCGGGTGGCGGGCAAGCCGATATCGTCACCTATACCGATGCTGGCGTTGAAGACGCGCGGTTTTTCCTCACCAACAGCACATTGACGGTCAAATCGGTTGGCTCGACGCCAGTAACGCATGGCTTTTTGATGGAGGATCACAACGGCCAGAACCGCATTTTCCTTTATCGGAATGCGACATGGGGATTTTTGCTAGAGGCTCGCGATAGCGCTGGCGCGTCCGAAGGGTATATCGGCCTGGAGCACGACGGCGACCTAGTAACGAATAACGGAGAGGGAACATATCCGGTTATCCATACCGGCAATCTCGACCTGACGTGCTACACCGGCTCGATCGCCGACGCGACGACGGTGTTTCCGGTTGGCTCGATAATCGTTGCTTCAACCGGCGCCGGCGTCACTCGCAATTCGGCGGTGATACCGTGCCTCTACACTCCCAACAGCAACCAATACATCAAGCAAGGTCTGTCAGGCGCAGGAACGGCGCTTTCCGGGACATGGCGCGCGCGCGGGCTGGCATCCGGCGATAACACAACGATTTTGCAACGAACCGCATAGGGAGCTTTGACAATGACCGAACAGCAATCCCCGCCCCCCCTGGGCATGATCAACGGAGCCTTCGATTATGGCGACTATGTCGAATTGCTTGTCACCTATACCGGCGCGACCGTACCGGAACCGTTCGTGCTGTCGCCAGACGATCATTACGGCAATTCCGATGCATGGCGGGCCGAATATGAG